CTGGCTCCGACTCGATGATGACGGCAACGTCAAGGCAGGTCAAGGCATCAGTGCCGGGCCGAAGACACTCAACCACATAGCTGGCGCCTATGTCCGTGCTATGGAGCAGAACATCATGGCAGCCTTCCGTGAGGGAGTCGCTCTTGCCTATGGTCTTAACCACGACCAGCTCAATGACATCGTTGAGAAGCACACCAACCTCTACCTTTTCAAGGGTGACGACGCCTTTATAAGGCACAATGGCAAGACTGTGTCATCCGACATCAGCCAGCAGGATACCACCAAGGCCGCCCACAGCATGCTCTTCACCAACAAGCTTTACAAGAAACTCGGCGTTCCTGAAAATGTGCGAGATTTCCTGCTCAATCAGAGGTACAAGTGGAAGATTTCGTCCCTCACTCAGGCCACTCTGGAAGTCTATTACAAGTTCCCTTCGGGTCATCCAGACACGCTCTTTAACAATGTTGTCGACAACATGGCCCGCACCGGCGCTTGCTACGATTTTGGCGATGTCCTCACTGAGGTTCCGCACCCAATCTTCCAGCTCAAACGCGACTACAACGACGTTGGCGACTTTGTTGGCTACCTCATAGCTGATCGCCTCTACCTTGACTTGCCCAGGCTGGCCGTCAAGCTGGCCAACCGTTCATTCCACCATGACGACGACCTCGAACTCTATCGCATTGCTGTTCGCGATTGGCTGGCCATCTATGTCGACTCCGACCATATCGTCGGCAACTCTGCCGTCGTTGCCCACAAGTACCCCGAGATCACGCCCGAGGAGGCAGGAGTCCTCCTCGGCTTTCTCTTGGCTTTCGCCAATGGAAAGTATCTTCCCTCTGTCAAGGATGGCACCATAGCTCAGTATCCCGTTGACAAGCACTTCGAGGGACCTTATGATTAGACCTGTTTGTATTTAGGTATCTCGTAATAAATATTGTCATTGTAATTTGTATCATGGTTAAGGCTCGTTTCGAGAAAGAGGCTGTCGTTCTGAGACGTCAGTCTACTACCTATTTGTATTATATTGGTAACGCGCTCTATGTTACAGGTATAGGTTTTGAGATGAGCGCGCTGTATTATATTTATATGGCTATTTTAGCTTTGCAGCCACCCAGTGCCTCTAACTGGAACCTGCGCAACTTCACCAGCGCGGAACAGGCGGTTGACCTGTGTTTCCCCGCGAGCAGCTTACCGCTCTTGGATAGGCATTATGTGGCTGGCACTGCTCATGACTTTGAAATTTCGATACCCATTGAGACTGCGTCTGTGCAGCTCGATGGATTTCATCAACCAGGTGTATGTTTGTTGCAGAGGGATGACTTGTTTGTTAAAGGTAGTAATGTTGGGGCGATATATTTAGGCCCCACTGTTTATTTGAGTTCTATGTATGATGGCGATCTGCGTAATCACGCCGATGAGATTGTTTATAATGTAACCCACAGCCTACAGTCTTGTCTTATGAAGAGCTCAGGGTATCGCTGGGCCGTCAGCGTGCACACTGGCACAAGATTGGCCCTCAGAAACCCCTGTTCCACTAATGACCATGCCCCTAGATGCCACGTCATAACTGAAGAGAGCTCCAGTACTCCTGACGGTTCGTCGGGAAAGCTTGAGTTTATCTTGCGGGCTGCTCAATTTGAACCACTCAATGATACTGTAATGATAGACTATGGTTCCGTTGACTCGGTTCTTTTTCAGATGGCCACTGCCAATTTTGAAGTCCACAACTGGGGTGCTGATGGATTGCAGCAGGGCACTCTTGATCTGTGGGACGTGGCAGCAGTCAATCGCTTCTCTACGTGTGGTGATGGAGTCATTGTGGACCACGCTGAACACCACTTACATTTTGCCGATGAATCCTATGTGGGCATCATGCCCGCAACCCACCTGGAGAACTGCCCGAGGGATCACACCTACCGTACTCTGTCCGTAGACAATGATATGAATCAGTTTGCCACTTCCCTACATATAGATAACACTCTCATTCAATTTCTGTTTTATGAGTTGCCTACAGCCAAGGTTACTTCTCTTGTGTATAAGAAACCCTACTCCGTACCAAAGAAGACCTCGGAGTCTGCCTATTCTAGGGGCTACCGGCCCATGCCTACTATAGTTAACTGGCAGCCAGATCATCCGTACTTCCGCCAGTTCCCGAGACCAACTCCAAAAGCCGATACTGTCCTCATGCAGGTCAGGTACTTTTCTGTTGATAACCATGGCACACTGACAGGCACCGGCACCAACTTCCAGAACTTCCCTTATGTTAGCTCCACTGCGGATCCCGGGGTGCAGTGGCCTAGCCACATTGTGCGCGCGCTATGGAATGGGTATTATGCCGAGGGCCCTGAGGTCTGGGCCAATTACCGTAGTTACCATGATGTTTGGAAGCGCTTGAACCGGGCCGCCCGGGCCCACGATCCCATGGAACTACCCCAGAACTGTTATCTGCACCAGGAACCTAGTGAGACAGGCCCTTTAGTTCAGCTACCATATGTTCAAGCATCCTGTAATAGGTACCACAATGACACCCCGATAATTTTTAGGGGGGAACACACCAATTTCCTTCGTAACCATTACACTGCCATGGTTATAGACCCCGAGTTGGCTTACACTGGTTATGATTTCCTGATGTTTAATAGACCCTACAATCATGAGATTCACTGGGGTTCCTGTGAGAGCGGCGGGTCACCTCCCCTCAATAACACCGCTCTCGTCCCTTCCTTGGCCTTTTATAATCCAATTGCATCTTATGCAGGTAGCTTAGCGTATCCCGCCAAAACACTCCATTCCAATTTCGTTCAACGCGTTGCCGCCAAAACTAAGAGCATTTCCTCTACCCTCCAGCAGATATTTGATGACACCAGGTCCGTGCTCGAGCAAGCCTGGATACACTTTGAGGAGGCCGAGGCCGTAATAAACCAGATATTTGGCATACCAGGTCAGATTAGGGATTTCATGGGTGGGATTTCGAATTTCTGGGGAAAACTTAACGAGCTTTCCGACGTTCTTTTTCAGGCAGCAGATGCAGTAGTTATCTAGCTATTTGCGGTAGTTTCTAATAAATATTTTCAGGGTAATTATGGCGAGCACTAACCTCAAGAGTTCTGACGGCAGTGAGGGCGCCCCCCCAGGCAATGCCATTGCGGCGCCCCTCAAGTCACATTCCAACGTCCCTACAGGTAACAGTCCGTCAGACGCTTCATTTCATGCCGCAGATGAGATTCAGGCTGGAACATCAGGCTTTGTCAGAACATTTGAGAGGGCTAAACTTGCCGGTATCGCCTTAAACGACACAGCCACAGAGGGATCAGTCCTAGCTAGCTTTCAGTTCTCTCCTGAGTCCTTTCGCAATCTGACGCCCGAGGCTCCTTGCGATCAGTTTAACCGTTACATGTTGTGGTCCATCACCAAGTGCCAGATAGCAGTGCAGTCTACCTCACCCATGGGAACCTCATCTGGTTCCATTCTTCTAGGCTACCAGCCCGACCCGGAAAACATCCCTCCGAATGGCGTCTCAGCTGTTGGCTGGGCCCTCCGTATCTCTAAAAGCAACCCCATCACCGCCAGGGATAGCACTGAGATGGTTATTACCATGCCTGGAAAGAAATTCTGTAAGCCCGGTAGCAATTCCTATCCCCGACTTGAGCGTTACGGAACCTTTTATGCAATAGCTTACCAGAAACCTGGCACTGGGACATTAGCCCAGTGGACCATCAGTGCTGCCATCACTCTAGAGTTTTATGACCCCCTCATAAATACCTCCACCACAGTCATCAAAACCACCTTTGGCAAGGATGTCTTTTCCGACATGGGATCCTTCGCTACCGATGATTTCGGCACCAGCTACTTCACTCTTCCGGTCGCCACAGGATCCGCGGGGCACATGGCTTTCCACGGAGTGGCCATCCTCCAGCTCTTTCTTAAGGAGACCGACAATGCTGCCTCAAAACAGAAGATAATTAAGCGGTTCGTCAATGCCGATTGTTTTAGCGAGGCTGGGGGCACATACGCTATGTACGTGCCTTTTGCCGACGATGAGATTAGCATTCCTGACCCGGAACTGGAAACTTTCGATTTCGTTGACACGCCCTTCACACTGTATAGTGAGAAGCCCCAGGCTACGGGTCTTTCGCATGTCACCAGCCATCTCAAACGGCACGACGCTCCCGAAGACAGACCCGGAATGCGTCTAAAACATCCCAGATCAGGTGGCATGGTCAGAGTATCTACTGTCAAGAAGTCCTAATTCAGTTTGGCCTAATAAAAATTTTCATATCAATTACACAGATGGCGCACCGTGTAGCTTTCGTCGGCATTGACAATCACAGTCCCATCCTGCACGAGCGTGCTGGCAGGAGCAGGAACCCCCAGCCCCACGGATCCTTTAAAGTTTTTAGCCAGCCTATAGCTGTTTCTCGCGTAAAACCAGTCTTTGCTCACCTCACCTCACAGCATCTATCGGTCGCCGGTCTGCTGGGCAAGGAATACGATGACCCCTACGTCCGCCTCCAAGGCTATGAGGTCCAGATCGACCGGTTTCAATCGAATGACCGAGGAGGAGAGAAAGGAGATGAGGAATTCTATGTGGCCTTCCAAAATGCCCCACTGTCACCATTGCAGGCCCTCCGCAGCCCCGTCGACCGACCATATCTTTATCTGTCCCGACTGCAGCGCTCCAATGCTTTTACCTCCAGGGTATGTTTTGCCGACCCCATCAGGCCTGAACTTGAGGAGGGAATGTCATTTGGGGATCTGCGTGTCTTCGCTGGATCGTCCAAATTCCACGTCTTTGCCACCCTCGTCGTTACCTATTATTTCACCTTCTGTGACCACGTCGAATGTGTGTGCCCCCTGCTGTCCCACCATGACCATGATACGGCCGCGCTGGTGCGAAAGGTTGACACCGGTGTCCCGTACCTGGATGATTTCCTCCATGGCGTTGGCTGTTTTAAAGGGAAGGAATCCGGCACCTCTGTGTTCCTTCCACCGAGAACTGCAAACTATCATGTGTCCCGCGCTATCCCCGCCGTCGAACGTGTACGACCAACTGGACCAGCTATTTTTGAAGAAGTATCGGAGTGAGAGCCGTGGAGCCCTCCTCGATGCTTTCCAAAGGCTCGCCGAGGCCATTGGCTGTGCCTTTTAGGTTAACCGACCCTTTAACCTGTAACCTGTAACCGCGTCAGCGGTTGCAAAAAAGAAAGGGGCGAAATTCGCCCTGTCATCCTGTGGTCGCAAGCGCGACTGCAAAAAAGAAATGGACAAATAACATCTGTCCTTGTTAAATTTGCACTTATTAACCCGCACATTTAATATGCAATGCACTACCCGCTTTAAGTACAGTGCTGTGAGCTTGCTCCCAGACCTGTACTTTCCGGTGCAGGGAGGGCTCTTGTACCCGTCCCGGCCGTTCTGCTTTAGTGTTTTAATAGCG